GCAGCAGCAACATCAGCACGACAGACTAACAGATTGTTAGTATAAGATAGGAAGTTTGCTGCGGTGAAAAAAGATTGCGCATTGGCATCTTGAGGTTTGCCAAAATAACGAACTAATTCGTTCTCTGACGAAACTGTGAACGGAGCCATAACTGGACCCCATGCAAATGTTCCTGCAAACGCACCAACAGAACTAGATACTGCTGGAACGATTGAAGTGAAATCTTTTTCTACGACTGCAACGCCTGGAGATAGTTGAAACGGCATTGTATTTCTCCTTGTTAATAAGTTTTACCTAGACAATTTTATGTCTACATTTTATTTAGTTTTTATTGGTTTTCTCAAAAATTTAGAGGTGGTTTTTCTGGACCACCATCATCATAGAACCCAAATGGAGTTAATTCATCTTCGATGGCTTGTATCTGTTTCTTATACATTATTTCTCTGAGGTTAACATTATTTAGGTCTTTAAAATAGCTGTTAGTTGTAAGCCAGCTAAACAAGACTAATGGCATAACCAAGTCGTCGTGATAGCCCTCGTCAGCTTCGTAAGAACCCTTCTTTTCAATAAAAGTAGAGATCTCAGATATAGTATCAGCGTCATTAACAATTAACTTGTTTTCTTCCACCAATGCTTTAAAATTGTGACATCCAATTCGTTTGATCTTTTTATCGGTAACTACTCCCAGTTGAGTTTTACCGCCACCAAAACCACCAGATACATTTTGTCCATTAGTATGTCGTGTCACAAACAATATATTTTCGTATTCTAACTCTGTGTATAAAATATGAGCAACCTGTTCTGAGATGTTTATCTCAAGTAAGATAAACGCTTGATTATAATCCATACCTACCTTATACAGTACGGATGGATATAATATAGGACTAATCTCATTATTACGATATTTCCCTACCATTCTATAAGGAACTTCAGTTATATCAATAATAGTGAACGCAGAGTAATCTCCACCAACACCTTTCGCCACATCGGCTACCATAACATATGTATGACCAGCCGAAGGTTTTTCATAGATGTCTAATCCTTCTTTTTGATAGATTATTACATCTGGGCTCATCTTTGCAATTACATCTGCTTTGATGAGTGTTAAAGAAGAACCAAGGAATTTACATAGAACCTCTTGAGTAAATTTAAGTTCACCCAATTGTCTTCTTTGTTCCTCAGCCCATTTTTCATCTCTTCCAGGAATCTCCCAGTAAGGAATGAACAATGGGACAAAACCATTTCTACCCTTTTCTGCATCGCTCCAGTACTTCCAGAAGTGATTGTATCCTAATGGTGTAGAGCTAAGAAGAATCTTTGTTGTTTCACCAGCAGAAATAACTGGGAAAATAGATGTAAAGAATTCTTCAGCCACATTGTTAGGGATAATTGCAGCCTCATCAACATACAATAAGTTTACAGATTTACCACGAATACCTGACTTTCCTGTTGCAGCAGTAAACACCTTTGAACCATTTTCAAGTTCGATATCACCTTTGTTCCAAGTAGTAACACCTTGTTGCATCCATTGAGGAAGCATCTCATACATTGTCTGATAACGATCCAAAACTTCTCTTGCAGCAGTCGCTTTATTAGCTAGAATAGCCACATTCTTATTTGGTTGGAACAGCGTATACCATAAAATATATGCAGCTGATGTAGTTGTTTTACCTTGCTGACGACCTTCCATTAAAATAACCCTGCGGTTATTATGTATAATGTTTATTTTATTTTTTTGGCAATCGTATAATTTAAATAGTTGTAATCCGTGATCCAGTGTAACTATGTAACAATAATTTTCAATAAAATAAATTGGATCTTGCGAACACTTAATATATTCTTGGATGTTTTCTGGAGTAAATTGTACTGTTACTCCAGCTGCCTTTAAATTCGAATTCGCATTATATACTTGTGCCATTTTTAAAAGTTGAATTCCCAACTCTCATTATTAACTGTAGCGTCGGTAGTATCACCTTCTGCTGTAAAAATTCTATTTGGAGATGAGAAGTCTTCGTTTTGACCAATATTGGCATATACGGTATCAATAACATTTTTACCACCGATAGCACCAAACAGATTAGCCTTCATTTGAAATTGTAAAGTATGAGTTACAAATCTACGAGTTTGAAAATCGCCATCGTAATCATCTTGTACATTAACACTATTTAGTATAATAGGAACATCTAACTTGACATTCATATCTGGCACTGCATTAATAGTGAGTGTATATTCAGGTGTAAATGTTGGAAGAATCTGTTCTATAATTTGAAGACCATCTTCCTGACTTTTAGTTAAAATATACAAAGAAATGTCGATGTTGTAAGGAACAGGAGTATACATGGTTGATACACCTGTAGTTTCATCACCACATTTTATTTGTTGCATACGATTTAATTTTCTTGCGGAATCGTAAGTATATCCAATAATCTCAAATGACATTCTTGGTAGAGTAACATATGTGTTGTTCTCTAAGTTTGGATCTGAGTCTAAACGAACTAACCATTTTTCTTTTGGAGCATAGGCAAGAGGAACTTGAATTCTCTGTGCAGTAGTTCCAGTAACAGAGTCGCCTTGTTTGCGATCAATATAAATGTCGCTAAACAAACGACCAAAAGCAACTATGCTTTTACGAATAATACCGTGATAAAAAACATTTCCGTTAAGCATTATTGTATCTCACCAAATGGATTAGTTTCGCTAAACAGAATATCTGCAGCTTCTTCTTTAAATTTATTGTTGTCAGCAAAACTGTCTCCATTGTTATCAATGTTTACTTCAACAGTTGCTGTAGCAATAGCCCCAGTTCCACCACCGCCAATAAAGGAAATACTTGGAGCCACCTGATAACCAGATCCTCCTTCATTAACATTAACTGCAATAATTTTACCAGCATTCGCACCAGTGCCTAGTACTGCTGTGGCAGTTGCACCTGAACCAGTACTACTAACAATTGATACTGTTGGAACGCTAGTGAATCCAGAGCCAGAACTATTCATAGTAATTTGAGTGACTCTTCCAGGGTTTCTGGTTGTATTTGTATTGTATGTTTTCAGAGTTTCGAATGCGTCTACTGCAGCGATACCAGTATCAATCTGCTCAGAAGCATACTGGAACAATTCAACTTGTAATTTGTAAACATAAAGTTTCCCTAATTGATAGAAAGGATCCTGATGTTTGACAAACTTAATTTCGAACAAACCTTTTGTTAAAGGGAAATAAATTAGATCTCCCTCGCATGGGCGAGTGGGTATAATAGTTTGACCATAACGACCAACAAGTTGTTCCCAACGACGACGAGCAACTACCAATGTAGCTGACTGCTCCATCATTAAACCAAACTTCTGAATAAACGCACCCTGACCATCTAATGCGTCTACATTTTCAAAGTACATTTCAATTGGGAATGACGACTTGAATTGAGATAAACGATCTTCTCCTAGAATTTCATCTTTGGAGATTAGTATTCTTGGAATGTAGAAATACTCTTGACCATAAATCTTAAGAGATTCGATGATCAAGTCTTCAATTAAATACTGTTCATTTCTCGTACCATGAGAAAAGTAAACATTTGTTGTAGACATATTAACCCAAGAAGAAGTTTAATGGTGCAGATTTAGTGAGTAAGTCATTTTCTAAATCTGCAATCTCAGACTTAGCCTCATCATATAATTTATCACCATCCAAAGTAACACCACCTGGAAGTTGAATACCAGAAAACTTTTTAATATTAGTTGCCCATTGCTGTTTAAATAGTGCAGTAACATAATGCTTTAGCCACGCTTCATTATATACTTTGGTCCAAGTCACTGGATCCAAAGCACGATATCCTTTAACGATTACATAGCCACCAAGAACTAGATCTGCATCCCAGTTAATATCTAGATACAATCTTCCCATTCTTCTATTAAATCTAAATGTAGTTTTACGATTTAATTCAAAATCTAAAAGAGCTAGATGGTTCATTACAGTTTTGTAATAAACAAGAGAGGTAGAAGTTAAATCATAAAGATCATTTAAACGAAGTTGATACTGAAGATCAAAAATATTCTTTGATGAAGAATTTTGTCCTATTTTAAATATCTCAGTAACTCCATAGACTGAATCTGGGAGAGTGATATACTTTAAGTCGTATTCATTGAGAGTTATTGGAGTGCTTCCTAGCACTGCATTGTGTCCCATTGAACCAGTGATAGTTTCACCAGCAACGAATGTTCCAGTAACTTTATAAACCAATAACATTGTTCCAGAAGAAACTCTTGATTCTTCTTTAACAACAGTAGCCTTCGCACCAGAAACAGAACCTGTTACAATTTCATTAATGCTAAATGTAGCAGCAGTTGATGTAGTCAAAGTCATTTCTGAAGCACGAATTAACTGCTTCATATACATTTCTTCAACACCCTCTGAATGGTAATTAGCCCAGTGCTCTAATGCTTCATCTAGACGATCTTCTAACTGATCATCATCCACATTTATCTCAACAACAGGAGCACCTAATGCTCTAAGGCAATATTGTTTTAAAGAATCTCTAGAATTAACAGCCATTTAATTTACCTTATACTTTATAAAGCATTGCTGTGCCTCTGAACACAGTAGTTGCTGTTGATACAGTTGCAAGAACACGAATGTTACCACCAGAAATATCGTATGACATTACAGTATTAGTATTAGCTGTTTGAACTTCAGTACCAGTAACATAGTTCTCAGAAGCAGTAACAGTAGTACCATTATGCACCAATAGAACTTTCATAATTCTATAGTTAGCTGCATTATTTGTCATTTGAATAGTTAGTTCAGCTGAACGATATGTTGCGATAGGAATAGTATAAACTACTTCAGCAGAAGCTGTAGAAGTAGTATATGAGAAAGCAGCAAACTGATAAATGCTATCTGTGAATTGCTGTAATCCGCTACCAGTGTTTGCATTACCTGCAGAGATCGAAGCAGTAGAAACTGCAGTAACAAGACCTTTGGCGTTAACTGTAACAATAGGAATCGATGTTGCACCACCAAATGAACCCACATTGGAGTTTACAGTAGCAAGAGTTGTAGCAACAGCACCAGCAGTTGTGGTAATGTCACCAGTCAACGCTGGCATACGAGCAGCAGGTAGAGTACCAGAACTAATGTTCGCTGCGTTGGTTGTATCTGTTGTAGCTGAAGTAGCTAGACCAGTAATTTTGTTGGTACCGATAGAACCAGCCAACATTGTGTTGGTAACAGTACCAGTATCACCAGTTGTTACAAAAGTTCCAGTAACAGCTGGTAGAGTTAGTATATTTGTACCAGCAACTGCAGTTGGGATAACTTGAATTGTACCAGAAGTAGCACCTGCATAAGTCTCGCTTAGGATACCAGTTAATGCAAGGTTAGCAGAAGCACGATTCAATGCAACTGAAGTTGTACCGATAAAGACAGAAGAGTTACCAAGAACTGCTGAAGGAATAGTACCAGAAAGGTTACCAGCAGTTAGTGATGTTAAGTTAGCGCCAGATACTGCACCGAATGAACCAGACCAAGTACCAGTTGTAATTGTACCAACGCTAGTTAGAGAAGAACCTGTAACACCAGAACCTAATGTTGTAGCAGAAAGAACTGATGTTCCGTTAATTCTGTAAATCTTACCAGAAGCGACATTAAGATCTTCTGTAGAAGTCCAGCCGTTTGCTGCGCTCCAAGTAATGGATTTATCAGTAGCACCCTTAAGAACAATACCGCCACCAGCTGCAGTAACATCAGTTGGAGAAGCGATTTGTCCCAATTCAATTAAGATATCATCAACAGTTAATGTAGTCGAGTTAAGTGTAGTTGTTGTACCATTGATAGTCAAATCACCAGTAACAACTAAACTATTTCTAACAGTTGTAGTACCAGTAGTGGCACCAATAGTAACAGCAGTACCAGCAGCGAATAATGCTGGGGAAGTTGGAGTAGCAAAGAACGAAGTAGAACCAACAGTAGCATCAATAGATGTAAGACCAGCAATAGTAGTGCTAGTACCACCCAACGAAATAGCAGTACTACCGATAGTAACAGAACTGTTTGTAAGAGAAGTATTACCGATGTTTGATAAGGTATTACTTGCACCAGAAATAGTTTTATTAGTAAGAGTCTCAGACCCAGCTAATGTCGCTAGAGTACCAGTTGTTGGTAATGTTACATTGGTTGCAGCAGTTGTAGTAAGAGTTAAAGCAAACGCACCAGCTGTAGTGAACGAACTGGCTGTAAGAATGTTACCACCAATATCAAGAGTTCTATTCGCATTATTAACATCAATGGTCAATGTTCTAGCAAATGTTAATGGTATATTACTAGTTGATTGAATAGTTAAATCAAATGCTGCTGCAGTGTCTCTAAGTGACAGCGATGAAACGCTATTAAGTGTAGGTGCTGAAAGAGTTAAACCAGCAATCGTAGTAGCAGTGGCTCCAAGGTTAACTGTAGTGGAACCGATAGTAACACCACCAGTTGCCCATGTTGGCGCATAACCAGCGCCAGCAGATTGTAAGAATGTTCCTGCAGCACCAGCTGTAATGAAACTGGTTAAAGAAGTATCAGACTGAATTAACAACTGACCAGCAGAACCACCAGTAATGTTTGAAGCAGAAGTAGCAGTAGTTGCAGTACCTGCTGTAATAGCGGATGCG